GGTTATATCAACTGTTCTAATCCTTTGAATGACCCAAGCTGTAGTGGATACGAAGAAGCATACTTCGAACAACAATGTTCTACAGACCCACTATATGACCAACAATGTCCAGGATATGAAAGGGCTTACACAGATCAACAATGTTCTTATGACCCATTGTATGACCCATCATGCCCAGGATATGAACAGGCATATGAAGACCAACAGTGTTCGGCAGACCCGCTTTGGAGTCCTAAATGTCCAGGATTTCAGATAGCATTTGAAGAAGAACAGTGTAGAGCAGATTCTCAATGGTCATCTACATGCCCAGGATTTAAATTTGAAACCTTTTCGTTTGAATCATCTAATAGTTTCTACTTTGAAGACTTTAGTTTAGGTGATACAGGTGAAGAGTATGACGCATTTGGTAATGTCAAAATAGAAGAAAACGAAATATATTCTGAATCTACTGATGAATATTTCTACTTTGAGGAATACAATGAGTTTGAACCACAGTTTGATAGAGTCTTTGAAGAAGAACTTATTTTTGAGGAAAGTTTCACTACTGAACCAGAGCTGGATGAGTTCATACCTGAAGACATCCGAGAAGCGATTGAAGAATTACAAACACTTGCTGAAGAGCAAGAAGAAAGACAAGAACTCGAAGAAATATTCGAGGAATTTACAGAAGAATCTAATGAGGAGATAGAAGAAGATGTGGTGGTTATTACCGAAACAACTCCAGAAGAAGTATCTGACCAAGGAGGAGCAGCACCGGCAAGACGGTCAGGAAGTCGTATTGGTCTTAGCGTTGGGCTTGGCACTGCTAGCAATCTTGTTGCTGGGCTCATTTCAAACAGCATTGAGTCCGGACAATCCGCAGCTGCACAAGGCTTCGGATCAGGAGGCTACTTTGATAGTGGGCAGGGAAGCATATCTGCAATATCTGGTCAATCAACAACAATCCAAGAAATGATGAATACAACAACTGGAAGTGAAGATACACAATCTGGTGGCGTGGAAACAGGTATTCCTTCAATATCTCTAGATCTCAATGTATCAATGAACAACTTCCAGATCGAGATAAAAGAACCAAGTTTAGCTGAAAGAATGGCTGATAAGGTCCGAAAAAGTAATTTAGATAATCAAGCAGGTATTTTCAATAAGCAGATTACGATGATTGAAAACATAGCTGCAGGTAACAATCTTAATAAATACTACGAAGAACGAGTAGCAGACGCTAGTAGCTGGTATAATCAAAAAGTAATATATGCCGGCGCATTGAAAGATAGAGATGATTCATTCTATCGTCTTAATTCTGAGAGCTATGGTCTGATGAGAGACATGATTAGGAGTCAATACTAATGGCAGAAGTAGATGTAGGTGGAATCAAGTTTACTGGTGGCAAAATGTCAGCAGTTCTTATTGCTTTATCAACAGCAGCTGGTATCGTTTGGGGTGCAGCTGAATTTTATGGTGATTACATGGATATGAAAGAACGTATCCAGTCGTATGAAGCACCAGACCTTTCCAGTATCGAAAAAGAACTAGCTGTTCAAAATCAAAAGATGGATTCAATTCAAAACGAAGTCGGTATTGTAATGCAAGAACTGGATACGTTATCTGGTGATTTGAGAGACATTAAAATTGACCTCAGAGATGAACAGAAGCGTCTGTATGTGTTGGAAACTACCACTCAAAAAGATTTACTAGATATTCGTAAGTCAATTAGAACGCAAATCCAAGAAGCATTAGAAAATCCGTTGTCGAATTAATGTATCTCTAGTATATTAGTAATATGAGAAAACATATGACTAAAGTAAGGAAGTCACGTAGAGGAAGACGTAGACAATTTACTCAGAAAGGGACACATGAAAGAAGTATTGATGACAGCAGGTCTGCTGATCGCACCTATGCAGACATTGCCAACAGAGACCGACACAATACCAGTTAGGATCCACAAAGAACTTAAATGTTTAACTGACAACATTTACTTTGAATCAAGAAGTGAATCCTTTGCCGGGCAAATAGCTGTAGCTCATGTAGTTATGAATCGCGTTAATGATTCAAGGTTTCCAAATACTATTTGTGAAGTGATTAAACAAGGACCACATTATACAAACTCTGCAGGTGAGTCATATCCAAAAAAGAACTGGTGTCAGTTTAGTTGGTATTGTGATGGCTTGTCAGACAATATTCCCAAACGACATAAAAAATGGTACAATCATGTTGCCAAAACTGCACAATTGGTGTATGATGGTAGTTATAAAGATATCACAGAGGGTGCAACGCACTATCATGCTGATTATGTTCATCCACGATGGGCAAAGGTTTATACTAAAACAACAACTATAGATATACATATCTTCTATAGGTGGGAGAAATAATGGCTTTGGATGTTTGGACTACTGCTAAGTTCAGTAGAATGATTTTAAAATTAGCTGATGAATTACAAGTTCCATTAATAGATGTTCTTGTGCATTATTGTGAACGTAATAAGATGGAAATTGAGACAGCAGCTAAATTGTGTAATGCAACAATCAAACGACAGATTTATGCTGATGCTACAGAGGCAAATTTGGTAGGTATCGTTGACAAATACGAACGATGATATTTACAGGGGCCTGAAGGCTTATCAGAAGTACCTATCTATACGTAACCATTTTACAACAAGTTATGATTACTTCAAGTATAGGGGTAAATCTTCTGCATCTGCTACTAGCTTCCTCAAACGTAAGGACAAGTTCTTCTTTGCAAAGTTAGAGAAGAACTACAAACCTGAAGAGCTAACATATTATTTTGTATCTCAGTTTGTTAGTGGTGAACAAGTATGGTCTGGTAACTTAGTAAGCGAACAAAGTGCAGAGCGTTATACGCAATGGAAGAAGAGGATACAATCCCTGCGTAAGATCTTCCGTGAAGACATTGAGAAACTAACCGATACCAAGTTCAATGAATGGTTTGAAGTTGAAGAGTATAACCATCCTTTTTTACTAAAGCAGTTTATGCGCGGGGATATTCATCCTGAAACTATGGTTATAATCGATATGGTTGTTGGTTATCTTGAACGATGGAACAAACAAATAGAAGATCCATCAGGCTTGTGGGATAATTACTATAAGACGTTTACCAATTACAAACCGTTTATTTCATCTGACTTAGATGTTAAAAATTACAAGAAAATATTGTTGGAGCTTGTATCATGATTGTTGTTTCAGAAAGAAGAGCTGGTGGTACAAAATTCTGTTTAGATCTAGCAAAAGAAAAAGGCCTTACATTTGTAGCTGAAACATCTGATCGATCTGTAGAAGAATTGAAATACATGAGAATGTATAATGATAGTATGAATGGTAAGCATCCCAAAGCAATTTACCATGAGACTAACTTTGCAGATTATTATGATTTTGAGGAACTAGTTGATAAGATTGAGAATCATGATGATTACGTTTTTCTTCATAATGAGTTCGTAACTCCTGTTGGATTTAAAGATGCAGACATCTTTCTTATGAGAGAGAGTCCACGAGATGGATGTATCAGCGTTATTAACTTTGTTGTCGGTAACGCATTGAAGAATAATGATATTACTAAAGACGAAATTCTAGTACATATTTCAATTCTTCTCAGAGATCAGATATGTCAAACATATATGATGACTAGATATTGTTTGATGCATGATATTGAACCAGTATTCTATGAAAAAATGGATTGGTCTAAACCAGTCAATTCTACATTGATTGATCAATCCATATATAGAAATGAAATTTATGCATCCATTGATAGTCATTTGAATATGACTGATTTGGATTTCTATAGAACAATGCTGTTGACTAAATACAAAAAATAGCCTATAAATAATATACTACATTATGAAAACTGTGAACAAGATATACAACGACATATACGGAGATAATACATACAATGTCAAATTCCTTTTCTGATTTAAAACGGTCGCGTAAGACTGATCTAGAATCCCTAATCAAACAAACTAATGAAAAGAGTGGTACCCAGTCTGACAATGGACCGGACGAACGCTTCTGGAAGCCTGAAGTAGACAAGGCCGGTAACGGTTATGCTGTCATTCGTTTCCTTCCTGCCCCACAGGGTGAGGAGCTTCCTTGGGTTCGTATCTTTAACCATGGCTTCCAAGGTCCTGGTGGTTGGTACATTGAGAACTCACTTACTACACTTGGTAAGAAAGACCCTCTTTCTGAATATAATAGCCAATTGTGGAACAATGGTACAGATGCTGGTAAAGCACAGGCACGTAAACAGAAGCGCCGTCTGTCGTACATCTCTAACATCTACGTAGTTAGTGACCCTGCTAATCCACAAAACGAAGGCAAAGTATTCTTATACAAATATGGTAAGAAGATTTGGGATAAGCTGAATGAGGCTATGAATCCTGAGTTCCAAGACGAGACTCCTGTTAACCCATTTGACTTCTGGGAAGGTGCAAACCTTAAACTGAAGATGCGTAACGTAGAAGGTTATCGTAACTACGATAAGTCTGAGTTCGAAGCCCCTTCAGCTGTCCTAGATGATG